GAGTGATCTGAGTATGGTAAGAACGAGATACCTGATACATCATCAAAGTTTTTATATACCCAAGCACCTACATCTAACCATTCGTTCTCTTTAACTGAGATAGTAACAGATGGTTTATGCTCACACCAGTTATCCTGATACTTTTTCCAAAGGTCTAAGTGTTGTATAGCTGTGAAGTCCTTCCTTGTGAGAGAGCCTTTAGGACTCTTCATGGGGAAGTAAAACACATAGGTATGCTCTGGCTTAGTAAGATCATCTTCGTGATATACACCTGCGTCTACCATTAGTTTAGCTAACGGATCTTTCTTATCTGCTCTGACAGTACGTAGGTAGTATGGGCTATGTCTAGTGTGAATACCTGAAGCACTATCGACCAGTTGACTAACTGTTCCACTAGGTTTCACACAGGTTATTGCTGCGGAGTGGGGAATACCTAGCTTCTTAGCCCATAACTTATTAACAGACACTGAATAGTTTTTAAGATATTCTAAATCTATATTATTTCCAGTTACCATATCGTTATTGTCCATGATACCTGTAAGTGATACTCCAAGTAACGATTCTTCTTCTGTATTTTGTTTCCATTTACTTGTCAAGTATCTAAAGTTTGTTAAGGTAGCTTGAAACGTACCAAGTATGGTAGCAAGTTCTACTTTATCTTTAAGAGTAGCTGTTGTATCTTCAGGTCTAACCACAACCTCAGTAAGATTACAGAACTGTTTGTTACGTAGAATAATCTCACTACAAGGATTACAACCAAAATGTTCATAATCTTCTCGTCTACCGTTCTTAGCTGCCTGTTTTTCTGCAGCTTGACGATTAAACATACCACGTTCACCACTTTTAGACTCATACAAAGACAACCACTCACGCATAAACGCACCAGTTTCTGCTGCATCTGTGTATGCTACTGAGTTATTAGATAACGCTCTCTGCTGATTGTCTTCCCACCAAGCACCTGACTTGGCATTGCGCATACGATTGTCTGAGAGGTTGCTGAGAGAGATTAAAGCACTTCGCCTTACTCCCCCTACGACTACGACTTCTGCGACCTTACACATCAAATCATGGCAGTCTATGGACACAAGCTTACGCTGTCCTTTTGCAATAGCATCACGGAATATGTTGATAGTAAAATTAAATAACTCTTCAAGTGGAGCAGGACCACTAGCACGACCACCAAATGTTTTAAGCCTAGCACCATAAGGTCTGATGTTAGACACATCCCATGTGGGAATCTGCCCTGCGTATAGTAACGAGAGTAGTTCTTTGTAGGATTTTGCCCACCCAATCTTAGAATCAGCTACCTTAATAACTGTATCTGTATTAAATAGTTCTTCAGGTAGATCAGGAAGTTGATTAACATACTGACGCTCTACACTAAAGCCAACACCTGTGCCACACATGAGTATGTATAGCGTTTCATCAAAGGCTCTGACGTTATCGACAGCTACATAGCTACAGTTAAAACCTGCAACGTTATCTTGCTCTAATGCTTTACCTGCTGACATCAATGCTCGCATACTTGGCATAACATCTAAGTTAAGCACAGCTTCTTCTAAATATTTTCTAGTTCCGTTCCACGTAACAATGTCTAAGTTATGTTTCTGAGTTAAAAGATTTTCAAAGAAATCAAAATATCTAGAAACAGTTTCACTCCATGTTTCTCTACGTTGATGTTCTTCGTTCCATCTTGCATATCTACTAAGATGTATAAATTGTTGATAGTTTGTGGGTAACTCTGCGTTGTTTGTTTGTGTCATGTTATATCTCTTGTAAAATGTTTAGTGTTAAATATAAAAAAGAAGTAAAGCTTATCAAAAGAAAAACAACAGGCATAAGTGCATCCCATAGTTGTACTTCTACTTCTAGTGTTCCATCAATTCCTGCTCGTAGCATTTGTAAAAATAAAAACCCTAAACAAATACTCGCTTGTAATATTCCTAGCAAAGCTAACACCCCTGCTACTGCACTGTTGTTACTAAATAAAAAGTAACAGCCAACTGACATACCTATAAAAGGTATCATGTAAAGTAATCTGCTAATCATGTGTTTTATCCTCTGTCCATAAGTGTATAGCTATAATAGCGTAGTGTATAATCTTTAACAAGTCACCTTGATTTTTATATTCTCCAGTAACAGAGTCAGGTTTCTTACCATACCTTATAGCATATTTTATAATGTTACCCATGCAGAAACCATCTCCGTGTCCTGCATCTATAACCATCTCTGTTGCTTGCTGTTTGCCAGAAGCATAGTGTTGTTCGTATGTTTTATCTATGTATCTTTTTATTTGTTCTATTGTATTGTGTTCGTTGAATTTATAATCAATCATTACTTCCACTCCTTCGGTAAGGTATCTTCAGTATACCATTTAAAATTATTTGCTTCAGCCCATTCAGCATGTGTTCGTTTTGTTCCGTCTTTTCTTTTCTTGGCAGCAGGCATCGGAGCGTATGGTTTTTGAAATAAAAATATAAGTTCCATTGTATCAGGTAAAGACTTTCTGATCCAGATGTACTTACTATATTCTGCGTGATCCCAAAACCTACCCTTTGCTTCTATAATAATTTTATCTTTTTCAAAGTCAGGTTCGTAAGTATGTTCTATTACATAAGGTACTTTGTTAGTGTGATGACTCCAGTTATTTAATATACCTTTGTGCAACTCGTACTCCCACTTACTATCGTATCCTGTTGGTACGTTCTTTTCTCTTGGTCTAACTTTTCTAGGTTTTCTTTTAGCCATTAGATAACCCAATGACCAGTACTAGATTTTACATTCTGTTCGTTTAGTAACTCGTATAAAGTTGCATCAGGGTTACGTTTTAATTTTTTATAAAACCAACGTAAAGAATAAGCACTTAATAAAAACTTACGATTAGCATAGATGTGTGTTTCAGCAGGCATAAACTCGTGTATGTTTCCTGTATGTATCTTAGTAAGATCTTCTCCTTCAGGAACAACAGAACGTAACCATTCTACTAATAGTTCTTTACTACGTTTTCTTAGTGCTTTTGCTTTTCTTCCGTTCATTTAGTAACTTCCAATACTCTAGGTTCTTTTACTACTCTAGTTAAATAAGAATATCTATCTGCATATTTGAACACTCGTAATCCTTTGCCTTCGTTAGCATCTGCATGACATTCAAACTTATGTCTACACCAAGTACATCCTTTACCTATCTTCATGTTACCTGCTGCTCCATCTGGTACAGGATTATAACATAAATCAGGTGGTGTGTCTACCTTTATAAGTTTTTTAACTGTTTTTATTTTGTTTTTTATGTCAGGTTTATCGAAAGAATCAGGTCTATATAATGCTATTTCACCTGACTCTTTGTTCATGGCTAAGAAACCACCCTTGTTTGTACCCATAGCAGCCTCGTAGCCTGCCAACTGAGGGAGATAACCGAATATATCATCTTCGGCTAGGGTTTTATTATAAAACTTCTTAAACGCGAAACTAGAGGCTGTCTTAATATCCACTACTTCACCATCAATAACGCAGTCCATGTGTCCTTTAATACCAGATACAGAAACTTCTTTTTGTTCATCGGTAACTTTATGTCCTGCTATCTTAACTAACAACAGAAGTACCTCTTCAAGTAGATGTCCGTATAGAAATTTAATAAAGACAGAGGGTTTAATTCTTTCAGTTGTCTTACTTTCTGAACGCATATCATACCATAGCTGACGCATAGGTTTACCAATGTTAGACATACGTAACGTACCACTATCTCTTGGTCTAGGGTTAGCCCAATGAGAAAGAACTTCTTTCATTGACTCACCGAAAGCATCAATAGTTTTATCGTCTATGTTTAGTGACTCACCATCTGATAGTACAGATAGCTTGTCGTATATATCTTCTACTAACGTATCTAGTTTTTTCATATTGACTGTATGATTTCTTTAGCTTCTGATATAGAAACTTTAAACCATTCTCCATTGTTATCTTTACAAATATTTTTTATTTTCTTATGTGCTTGTTGTTCAGCACTTCGTCTATCGTCAAAGTATTTCTTAAACCTTAATTTATAATCTCTAAAAGGACTAGAGGTTTGATACTGTTTACATCTATCCTCTGCATCAATAGCCATACCAACTTTAATCCAACCTTTCCAACAAGGATTAGTTATAACATATACATAACCTTCACTAGATTTTTCATAGCCAGATAAAGATGAGAAAGCTGCACCTTCAAAAGTCTTATATCTTCCTGCTTTATATAATGGATGTTTTTGAGAAACATATTTACCATTAACATACATTCTTTTTAAGTTTGTTTTGCTGCTCCACTCTTTGTGTAATTTTAAATGACACTTTTTACAATTATAATTACTTGTTTTATATGCGTAATCGGTAAAATTAGTTCCTAATACTAGTTCAACACCACAAAACTTACAATCTTTATTAGTGTGTTTCACTTAACAGCTCCTCTATTTTAAAACAATATTTTTTAAACTTTTCTATAGGTATTAAACAAGCTACCTTAGATGAAGTATCTCCTTGACCAGTTAAGGTTCGTGAAGATATGTTATTAATAGTTATACATTCAACTATTTTTATTGGTGTAGTCCATAATATTTCTTTTCCTGTAAAGATAACCCAATAGTCTGCTTTAGTTGTTAGCAACGCTGAAGGTTTACCAAACATCATAAGCTCTATAAGGATATTACCTGTTTCACAACTTCTATAATCTCCTTTTATTTCTAACTTTTTATTTGTTTCAGGAACGAATAAATCATAATCTTTAAACTTACCTTCTATTAAAACAGAACAAGGATATTTTTTTCTACATGTAGCAAGTATTTTTTCTTCTATAATTCTACCACGTTTTAAATCTTTTTTAAAATTTAGTGTTGAGTTAGTGTGTTTCACTCCAGTTCCCTCCATATTGATATTCACCATCTAAAGGACAGTTCATATTAAAAACTTGTCCTGCTTCTATAATAGATCTAACACCCATCGCACCTATTAGTTCTGCTGTTTGTTTAGGTACTTCCATTTGCCACTCGTCATGGATGTTAGCAACAAACTTATACTTTAGGTTTGCTTCACGTAAATGCTTGTCAAATATAACAAGTGCTTGCTTCATAACTATCGCACCTGCTCCTTGTAATAAAGTATTTAAAGCTGAGTGTGCGTTACGTATAAATAATTTTCTACCATCTAATCCTTTGACGAAGCCTCTTGCTGCTGCTCTCGTAACTCTATCTCTAAGAGTTTTAAATGATGGTTTATTATCAAAGAACAGTTGTCTAGACTTTCTACCAGTTGATTTATTTCCACCAACCACGCTTCCAAGCTTCTCATCTCCTGCTCCGTACATAAGCGCATAGATGAATGTCTTTGCCTGATCTCTTGATTTAAGTCCTGCAAGCTTTTGATTAGCGGTATGTATGTCTCCGTTAAGTATTTCATTTGTAAACTCCTCGTCTTTCATATAGTGAGATAACATTCTTAGTTCTAAACCTGACGCATCAATACCTAGTAAGACATTACCTTCGTCTACTGTCCAACATGCACGACACTCCTTGCCGTAAGGCTGACGTAAGCTAGGAATCTGCGCTGTGTTTGGACTACGATGTGTCATGCGACCTGTGATAGCACCGTTAGGTATAACAAAGCCGTGTATTCTACCATCTTCTTCAACTGCTTTCACCCACGAATCAACCTGTGCTATACGTTTCTGTAACAAAAGAAACTCTGCAATGAGACTAGCTTCGTGTATGTGTGTAACTTCTGATAAAGTTTTTTCATCTACAATAGGCTGACCAGTAGGTGTAAATCTT